GTTACCACTACCGTCTATCTGTAGAGCGTTGTCATAGGTGATGCTCAATGATATATCCATTGGATCACTCTGGCTAGAGTAGTCACCGCCTTGGTAAGTAACCTGGTTGATATAGCAACCATAGTATTCGAAAGTTTCTAATGTTGTTGGAGTAAACGCACCATTACCACCGTCTAGTAGCTCAACACGCATTGTGAACTTGTAGTCGATACCACTTGCCGCAGATGCCTGTTCAAAGAAATCGAACTGCTTCTGTAGTTGCTCGCCGACTTTCTGTGTGACAGCGTTGGTAACGTCATCACGTAGAGTTAGTTTAGCGGCGGTGAATGAATGCTTGCCTGCCATTTTTACCGTGGAGTTATAAACGTGTAGCTTGATCTCTTCAAAGCTGAGTTCAGGACGAGTCACGTTCATAACCTGTTTGGTTAGTTCTGTTGTCGGTGTGCCAGCTACACCAAAATTGTCTAGCGTAACGCGAAAGCGATACTTTAATTTTGGCATCAACAGACCTTGGTTGCTGGAACTTTGATCTGTTGTTAGTGGTACTGTAAATCTTGTTAAACTTGAAACTGGCATCTTATATGCTCCTTATCCTATGTATTTACTTATTGTGTTGAGCCTGGAAAACCTGATCCCAAATTGCCGGAACTGATAGCACCAGTATTCAACAATCTCAATGGAATGTAGATAAACTCAACAGCTTTCACTGGTTCTATAGCGATGTCCATATACAACTCGTTGCGATCGATACGTGCAGGAGTATTATTTGAACTATCACAGACAACTAAGAAGTCATACAGAGCACGCTGACCTACTAGTTCTAACAGTAGGCTTTCTGCTGCCGCTTTTATTTCATTACGTGTCTGTTGATCGTTAGGTTCGAACAAGAACGGCTTAGCCAGGATACTCAATTGACGGCGTAGATATGCTACCAATCGTGCTACATTGATACGATCTAACGCACTAGCACCTTGGCTACGAGTATATTGACCAAAGTTTACTAGTCCTACACCAGGTAGTGTGGCGATAGGGTTGATCTTGACAGTGCTCATCACATCGCGCAGACCTTCGTATAGGCTCACAGTCTTGAATTCGCCTGTAGAATCTATATAGCCCACTGATGTAGCATTGTCAACACCACCGCGCCGTGTACCGGCAGGAGCGAACCATGGATATGATTTAGCATCACTATTGATGATAGTACGTAACATCATATGGCTTGGTGGAACTACGATGTAGTTACCGCTGTTGTCTGTTGTGTAACCACTTGGATAGAACGCGGCCATATATGGATCATAGCTGACTAGGGCTGTTTCACCGTTGTCCGTAGCCAGTGCGGTATTGTTACCATAGGCAGTTAGTGCTGTGCCAGTTGGCTGTAAACGCATGCTAGTATCACCAACTACGAAAGCTGTCTGACCGATGTCTGTGTTTAGATTGATCAAGTTCTGTATGGCTTCTGGATAACCAGGGCAGGCCAACAGATTGAATGTCAGGGTGTCTGTATCGCGTACCTTTGTGTTGGTGTCAATTTCTGACTTCAACTTAGATACCACATAGGCACGTTGAGCCTTGCGACCAAATGTACCTGAACCATCTGTCTGTAGTGGAGTCACTGATACCCAACGACCCGGAGTATAAGAACTCATATTGTCGTTTTCGTAGCGTAGATTCAATCCATTGTTGGCAGTGATATCGATCTCACTGGCGTTGAACTTCTTAACTGTAAATCCAGAACGACGAGTATTCCATAGACGTGTGCCTTTTGGATATAGTGCAGGATCTACGCAATCTGGATCTAGATAGTTGCTGATCAATAGATCGGAGATAGAAGTAATGTAATCTGGGCCATTGACGCCGTTATCAGACCAACGTGCATCGTAGAACACCCAACCTGTAGGTGAGTGATGATCTGCTACATCCTGTAGATCCCATGCCTGTGTATCTGCGTTCCAAACGTAGACGTTCTTGCCGTAGTTTTCTAAATCGCTGAGATCGATCCAGATGTCACCTGCGACTAGATCGTTGCCATCTGACTGAGTAGTTGGCTGTGTAGCACTGATGATCGGTCCGTTGATATCGCTGTCTGGGAATGCACTAGAATCTCTGTAGCCAACCCATGTAGAACCGTTGTTGTATAGTATATCTACTGATTCTAGATTAGTATCATACCATAGTGTATCATCTGCCGGAGTAGTCTTAGGTGCACTAGTCTGTGCCTGATAAACCAATGGTTTCCAGTTTGTAGCTATGACTTGGAATCCGTCGTCACTTGGAGCACGGTAGAAGTTCTGTGTTCCTGTTTTAGTAGCTTGATCCCAAGGTTGGAATCCTACATTTTCTAATGGACTATTCGTTCCATCTGTGAATTCTATATTACCACCTAGTGTGTGACTGATACTGAAAGTCTGAGCTGATTGATTGTATGTAGCTGTGACAGGAAGACCTGCGGCACTGACAGCAGCCTGCATATTGTAGGCCACGCTGGTCGTTGTGCTACCTGCGATGTGTACAGTCACCGGTGAGCTCCATACGCCGTTGGCGTTGGTAGCACGCATGATAAATGTGCTTGAAGTAGCCTGTGTTTCTGCTGTGCTAGAGCCAGTTACTGATATAGTAGTAGCACCTGTGGCATTCTTGCGCCATAGACGGAATTCTGTAGTGATCACAGTACCAGTTGTGGTGATGCCATAATGATCTGGATCTGATTCAACGATCACAGTGCCAACAGGAACGTATTGACCACCACTCTTGTCTATAGCACCATTAGCTGCCGCTGTGCTTGGATATACCGCTGTGCCGACTGAAGTCCATGCTCCTACAGCACCATTGTAGTATTTTACAACAACATCTTCGCCGTAGCCTGGAGTCGTTGTCTTGATCCAAATGCTGACAGTTGGCCAAGATGTAGTATCTGGATATTGATAGTGCGGGCTAACTGCTAGTTGTAGAGTTCCGCCGCTCCAGCTGTTGTTCTGTGTCTGTACTTCAACCCACGCATTGCTAGAGTTCTTGTACCATACTGCATTAGGGAAGTTAGTGCCGTTGTCTTTGGTGATCACTACAGCGTAGTCGCCTTGAGAACCAAAACCGGATACAGGAGTACCTTCACCGTCTGTGGCTGTTGAGGAATTTGAATCATCAATGATCAATGGTGTAACCAGTGTGAATTTTTTACTTGTAGCATCCCATTGGTTGATACCAAATAGACTGTTGGCAGTGTCGACCCAGTAGGTGCCGGACATTGGAAGACCTGCTGGAACTGAAGTTGATCCTGCTATACTGGCCAAGTCAACATCAGCACGGATGACATAAGCACGTGAGCTTACACCTAGTACTGAATATGCTGCCTGTAGACCATATTCGTTTAGTTCTGAACCGTTGATTGGATTACCACTGGTATCTGTGTAGAATTTTGGAGTACCAAAAGTGTCTGTTAGATCGCGTTGGCTAGTCATCAACCATACCTGACCCACATTGGATTCTAGTGTGCCCTGTGCTGTTCCTGTACCGGAAGCATTGGCTTTGTTTGCCGCAGTGGCAACGAATATTGTAGGGACTGTGCCCGGAGCAGATGGAGTATAAAAACTCTGATCTATAACTGATACGCTTACGCCTGGTGATACGAGTGTGGCCATTTGAT